AGAATCCTGAAGGAGAAGAACACATGACATGGGTGTTTTTAACTGACGCAGAGCGAGACAAAATTTCGCATAAGGCAGGCCCGTACATTGTGAATAGCTACGAACCGCATGAAGCCGCAGTACGGCAACGTAACCCACGCGACAACTGGAAAGGACTTACAGAAGAACAGCGTAGTGCAATTGCAAGTGGGATGCCAAAGCCGTTCTTTGTGAAAGATATGTTTGCTGTTATTGAAACCAAACTACAGGAGCAAAACAATGGATGACGATGACGATATACAAGTCTACAAAAAGCCGTGGGTAGACCTGACCAAAGAGGAGAAGGATGCTTGCGTACTTAGCAGCATGTACCACACCGCATGGTCATCCGATATTGACGTTGGGACTTTGATTGAAGTAGTGAGCGCCAAGCTCAAGGAAAAGAATGCATAAATCCAATCACCACGCTATAAGGATGGTGCTACAGAAATACCACGATGGGCTAACTGTATCTGAGATAGTTGAGCGTACCGAAAAAGAACGGCGAGCTATTGATAGAGCGTTAGTAGATATGCCCGATGCCTACATAGACCGCTGGACAACCAACAGAAAGCAATGGGCTGCGGTATGGTGTGTAGTAATAGTCCCTGAGAATTGCCCTAAACCAACGGAGAAACCCCTTGACCGAAAACGAAACCAACCTACGAGACTTAGCAGCGATGTTCGCGCTAGCTGGATTGTTAATACGTAACAGAGACGGGGAAGCTATCATCCCCACTGCATTCGAACTAGCCAATGAATTTATCAACGCCCGAAAGGAACAACCCAATGAGTGATGGCCCGAACTTTGCCGCATGGACAAATGAAAACTTAGCTAAGTTTGCTAAGGAAGCCTATGCCCGTATGCTGCTGCAACAAGAAGAAATCGAACACCTTAAGCTAGACGCCAAGGCCGCACTAGAGGCGGCACGTAAGGCAATGGTGGATGGTAGCAAGTGACGCCCGAGGCCAAGGTCAAGGCTAAGATACATGCTGCGCTTAAGGCGCAGGGCGCGTATGCTGTGAACTATATAGGGGGCTTGCATGCTAACAACGGCACCCCCGACATCCTTGCCTGTCTTAGCGGGCGGTTCATAGGTATCGAAGCCAAGGCCGGTAGCAACAAACCCACTGACTTACAACTACACAATCTGCGGCGCATCGACGAGGCCGGAGGCATAGCCTTAGTTATTAACGAAACTAACTTGGAGCTTGTACGTGACATCTACAACACCAAATCCAATTTTGGACTTTTTGCAAAACCGGCAAAAGCCGTTGGAGCAGAAGGAGAACCGCAAATTAAAAGACACCCTGCGTAAGCGTAAAGCTCGCGCACGAGACGATCAACTTAACTGGAGAGACCATGACACACGAACTAGACTGCTCACCCGCAGCAGCGATGATGATAGAACGGATGCAGACACACCCTGAAGACTTTAACTATGGGGGTAAGCTGTACCACTTGTCTGAGAATGGCAGCTTATCAAAGCGTGACCGCAAAGCACTTGACGAGGCCCATGACAAGTACCTCAAAGAACCCGAACTTATGGTGTGGGTGCTTGGGACATTGATGAAGCCGGACGACCCGGAGAAAGATGAACGGATGCCGAAGTTCACCACGTCGGGCCGGTACGGTATGGCGATGGGACAAAACGACCCTCGACTGCTGTATGGCAACGCAATAAAAGGTGCAGGGCAAGCAGTTGAATATGACCCCACTACCTACAACCCTGCTACTAACCAGCAACGTATTACCCGCGAAATTATGGAGCAGCAACGCCACATTAAAGCTCACAGCAGCGCCTCTGGTTTTTTCAGCAAAGCATTTGGGCGGGGGAGTTGATATGAAGCCCGCGCTAATGACACTAGACCTAGAGACCTACTACTCCCGTGATTACTCTCTGACCAAGATGACTACCGAGGAGTACATACGCTCCCCACAATTCGAAGCAATCGGCGCTGCATTCAAACTCAATGACGAAGAAGCCACATGGGTAGCCAAGCCTAAGCTAATAAAAGTACTTACACAAAACGACTGGTCAAACAAGATGGTGCTGTGTCAGAACACAGCGTTCGATGGGGCCATACTAGGCTGGCACTACGGGGTGCAGCCGTTGGCTTGGTTTGACATCATGGGTATGTCACGGGCTCTGTTCCCGCACGAGAGATCGCATAGCCTCAAAGCACAGGCCGAGCGTATGGGTGTGGGCGTCAAGGGCGACGAGGTGCTGCGGGCGTTAGGTAAGAACTACAAAGACTTTGGTGAAGCTGAGTTGGCTCAGTACGGCGCGTACTGCGTAAACGATGTGGACTTGACCCATGCGCTGTTTAAGAAGTACATGGCACTAGGATTCCCTAAGATTGAGTTGCAGTTGATCGACCTAACACTGCGCATGTACATTGACCCTGTGCTGGTGCTGGACGAATCCATGCTGCGTAAACACTTGACTGAAGTGCAAGACCGCAAGCAAGCCCTGATGGAGTCGGTACGGGACATGATGCTGGAGAAGGCTGACCCTGACTACGTACATGCTATCTTTAGCGAGGGCATGGCGGGCATAAAGAAGTTACTCATGTCCAATGAGAAGTTTGCTACGCTGCTGCGCACGTTCCGCATAGAGCCGCCCATGAAGATAAGCCCGGCCACGGGGCGCATGACCTATGCGTTTGCCAAGAGCGACGAGGGGTTTGCATCGCTACTGGATTTCCCTGACGAGCGCGTACAGACACTGGCGGCATGCCGGGTAGGCAACAAGTCAACGCTAGAGGAGACTCGCACCCAACGATTTATAGGCATGTCGCAGCGCGGCGCGTTCCCTGTACCCCTGCGGTACTACGGGGCGCACTCAGGTCGGTGGTCGGGACAGGACTCAGTGAACCTACAAAACCTGCCCGCACGGGGGGAGAACGCCAACAAGATTAAGAAGTCCATGATGGCACCGCCCGGACATGTGGTGATTGACTGCGACTCATCGCAGATCGAAGCGCGAACCCTTGCGTGGCTGGCTGGACAGCAGGACTTGCTGGACGCCTTTGCCAATAAGGAGGATGTGTATAGCATCATGGCAGCTAGCATCTACGGCATACCAGTTGACCAAGTTACCACGGGCTCAGGTAGCCAACGCCAAGTAGGTAAGACCGTCATCCTAGGTGCAGGGTATGGGGTCGGCCCCAACAAGCTACAGATATTCCTTAAGACCGTGGCTGGGGTTGAGGTGGACTTAGCCGAGGCCAAGCGTATTATTCATACGTACCGAACTACGTACTCGTGTATCCCTGCGTTATGGCAGCGGGCACAGGACGCACTTAGGGCGATGTCTATGGGTAACGGGGCACAGATTGATGCGGTGGGTATCGTCCATGCTATGCCTAATAACCGGCTGACACTACCTAACGGGCTGTATATACATTATCCCGACTTAACGCAGACTACGATTAACGGTAACACCGAGTGGTCGTACATGTCTAAAGGCCATCCCGTTAAGATTTATGGCGGGAAGATAGTGGAGAACTTCACCCAAGCGGTAGCGCGGTGCGTGGTGGCTGAGCAAATGCTAAAGATATCCAAGCGGTACAAGGTGGTGCTGACCGTACATGACGCCGTAGCATGCGTGGCCCCGATAGAGGAGGCCGAGGAAGCCAAGAAGTTTGTTGTGGAGTGCATGTCGTGGCAACCAACATGGGCTGCGGGTTTACCCTTAGCTTGTGAAGTCGGGATGGGGGCTAGTTACGGCGACTGTTAAACTATAGACCCCAACAAACCAAAGAAAATCATGGCACTTGCACACTCCTATTCATCTGTTAAAGACTTTGAAGGCTGTCCCCGTAGGTACCATGAGGTTCGTATCCTCAAAAAATTCAAATCAAAAGACACAGAGGCAACCATGTACGGCACTGCTGTACACAAAGCCTTTGAAGAACGTATACGTGACGACAAACCCTTACCTGAACATCTTGCGCACTACGCGCCATTCGTGGAACCTCTTACCAAAGCAACCGGAGAAATCCGTTGCGAAGAAAGGATGGCAATCCGCGCTGACTTTACCCCCTGCGAATTCTTTGATAAGGCCGTATGGTTCCGAGGAATTCCTGACTACCTGTCAATCAACCGAGACCGTGGAGTTGCAAGGGTAGTTGACTACAAGACCGGCAAGAGCAGTCGGTATGCTGACCTAGCCCAGCTTGAGTTAATGGCTGCAATGGTCATGACCCACCACCCGGAAGTAAACCTCGTAAAAGGGGCGTTGCTATTCGTGGTGGCTGGGGATATTATTAAGGCCGAGTTCCCGCGCTCGGAACTGGCAACAATCCTGTCGAAGTGGGCGGGCAGGGCTGATGCAATTGAGCAAGCTGTAGTGTTGGATGTATGGAATCCCCGTAGCTCCGCACTGTGTAAATTCTGCCCAGTATCTACCTGTGAGTATCACCGTGGCAACTAAACGCAATTACGCCAAAGAGTACGCAAACTATCAAGGTACTCCTGAACAACTTAAGAAACAATCCGAACGGCACAAGGCCCGCCGCGCCTATGAAAAGGCCAATGGCACCCTGCCGGACAACGTGGACGTAGACCATATCAAGCCCTTGAGTAAGGGCGGCGCATCCACCAAGGTAAGTAACCTGCGGGCTCGTAGTCAGACCGCTAACAGAAGTTTTGCCCGTACCAAATCAGGTACGATAAAGTAGGCTAGAATTTAATCGCCGAGCAATCGGTGTCTTGTTTCTCCTTGACTTGCCGGGTAGTTTACTACCCGGCTATTTTTGTTTTTCTACTATTCCTATTATGCAAACTATTGACAATAAAGCCCTGCTTTTCAACACAAGAAAGTCCCAACAAATAACCGCACTCATCCCCAAAAGCAAAGTCATTGCACAGCAGGGAGATGTAGACCGCGTACTGGTTAATTGGGGTTTTGAGGAAGTGCAACTCTTGCGCAATCTAGGCATCAAAGATGTGCCTAGCCCCATACTAGGGCGGTACACATGGCCCGGTATGTTCACTCCGTTCGACCACCAACGAACGACTGCCGACTTCCTAACACTACACCCACGATGCTTCGTGTTTAATGAGGCCGGTACAGGCAAGACCGGTGCTGCTGCGTGGGCGGCTGACTACCTGATGACCCAAGGTAAGGTCAAGCGTGTGTTGGTGGTGTGCCCCGTGTCCATCATGGAAACTGCATGGCGTTCTGATTTGTTCAAGACAGTCATGCACCGCACTGTTGCTATCGCCCAAGGCACCCGGCCCCAACGTCAAGCTGTGATTGCTAAAGGCTACGAGTTCGTCATCATAAATTTTGATGGGGTGAAAGTAGTTAACAAAGAGCTTATGGAGGGCGGCTTTGACCTCATCATCGTGGACGAAGCCAATGCAGTTAAGAGCGTAACTACTGACCGATGGAAAGCCCTTGCCGCACTGGTGCGACCCAACACCCGACTGTGGCTTATGACCGGCACTCCTGCATCCCAATCACCCATAGACGCATACGGCCTAGCCAAACTGGTTGCGCCCGACTCAGTGCCCCGATTCATGGGAGCCTTCAGGGATAGGGTGATGCTCAAGATTAACCAGTACAAGTGGGTACCGCGCCAAGAGGCACAGCAGATCGTCCATCAGATATTGCAGCCTGCGATACGGTTCACTAAAGCCGAGTGCCTAGACCTACCTGACCTGTTGTATTCAACCCGTGATGTCCCCCTGACAGCGCAGCAGGCTAAGTACTATGACGCATTAAAAAAGCAAATGATGACCATCGCAGCGGGCTCAGAAATTACCGCCGTAAACGCAGCGGCTATGCTCAACAAGTTGCTCCAAGTAGCGCAAGGTGCGGTCTATACGGATGATGGTAGCGTGGTTGAGTTTGATGTCAGTAATCGACTGGCAGAACTCATGACCGTCATTGAGGGCACCGACAACAAAATCCTGCTGTTCGTACCATACCGGCACACGCTGGAGATGCTGCGCGACGAGTTAATCAAAGCGGGCTATTCCGTAGAGAGCATACAGGGCGGCATGCCCGCATCCCAGCGGGCCGAGGCCATTAAACGGTTCCAAACCGAGGACAACCCCCGCATACTTTTACTCAGTCCGCAGGCCACGGCCCACGGGATAACCCTAACCCGCGCAGACCAAGTTGTGTGGTGGGGGCCTGTATCATCTACAGAGATTTACTTGCAAGCCAACTCCCGTGCCCACCGGGCGGGACAGACCAACAAGGTCACGGTGACCCACCTACAAGGCAGTCCCGTCGAGCGGCGCATGTACGCTATGTTGCAGAGCAACATAGATTTGCACCAAGGTTTAGTCGATTTGTACAAACAAGTGCTTGACGACTAAGTTAGACAGTGTATAATTTCAATTGTGGGCGACCCCCACTCCATTTCTATTCAACGCAAGTCAACCGGAGTAACACATGGCAAATGCCGACCAACTTGTTGCGGTCTACATCAAGATACGTGACGCCAAAGACCTAAAAACAAAACAGATGGAAGCAGAGATTTCAGCGCTTGAGGAACAGCTAAGCATGGTTGCTGACGAGCTACTGGAAATCTGCAAAGCAACAGGCCAAGACGGGGGTAAGACTTCGCATGGCTCCTTCACACGGACTATCAAGTCCCGATACTGGACTAGCGATTGGGACAGTATGTACAAGTTCATCCGTGAGCATGATGTGCCTGAACTTCTTGAGCGACGAATCCACCAAGGCAACTTTTCGGATTTCATCAAAGAGAACTCAGACCTCATGCCTGCTGGTGTAAATGTCGAGGCCAAGTACTCGATAACCGTTCGTCGCGCTTCAAAATAACTTAAGGATTTTTATGAGCAATTTAACTCTTTTCTCTTCCGGTGAAAGCCTCCCTGACTACCTGCGCGATGCCGCAGATTCCACAACCAAAGACATTGCCGGTAGCTCGGGCGGCAAGCAAATCTCTATCAAGGGAGGTGTATGGCGTATGGTTGTTGGTGGTGAGGAAGTCGCCAAGAATGAAGATCGGGCTATGAACTTCGTCATCCTTGCAACTAGCAAGGGCGTGTCCCGTACATATTACGAGGGCAAATACGAAGAAGGTAAGGACGCTAAGCCATCATGCTGGTCTGCCGAAGGCAATGTGCCTAACGCCGAGGTACCTAGCCCACAAAGCCCTACCTGCGCTACCTGCCCTCAGAATATTGAGGGTTCCGGTGATGGCAAGGCCCGTGCATGCCGTTACAGCAAGCGACTGGCTGTTGCGTTGGAGAATGATATCGGTGGCAACATCTACCGCCTGTCGGTGCCCGCCAAGTCTTACTTCGGTAAGGCAGATGGCGACAAGATGCCCCTGCAAGCGTTTGGTAAATTCTTGTCAGGTCACGGCCTGCCGATTACTGGGCTGGTTACTGAGGCCCGGTTCGACACTAGCGAAGCTGTGCCGGTCATGAAGTTCCGCGCTGTGCGCCCGCTGACGCGTAACGAGTGGGATATTGCCAAGGCCCAAAGCACCACCGAGGATGCCAAGCAAGCAGTCGAGTTCAAGATGGTGCCAAGCCGTGAGAACAATGCCCAAGCTGCGTTGCCTGCGGCATTCTCTGAGGCCCCAGCAAAGCCTATGGACGAGCCAACCAAGCGGCCCAAAGCTGCGGCAGCGGCTCCGGCACCTACGCCAGCTAAGAACGTGGCAGACATCCTAAGCGACTGGTCGGTGGATGAGTAATGGCTTTTGCTGCTAGAGGGCACACCACCCACTTCATATACCGAGTAGAACGCGCTGTGGTTCACCCCGCAGTGCGGCAGTTGGCTACCGCTTGCATTTCCAAAGATGTTCCTATTGTGGAAGTCGCGGACTTGTTTGGGGTATCCCGTGCGACTGTCTACAACTGGCTTATGGGGGTTACGGTGCCGCGCTCTAAACAGCTTGAAGCCATGCCAAAGATTACAGCCCGTCTTAACAAGCGCAAGTAATCCCAATGGTGGGGCGGTGGGGAGACCTACCGCCCTTTTCTTCTCCAGCTACCCCGTGAGGCTATGTGACTGACTTTTTATCATCCGTACTGCCAATTAAAGGCACGTATTGCACGGTAGGAATTCGGGCTGGAACTGTCCGGCAGAATTTCCACAACACAATAACTGACGTAGACGCGGTTGGTACCGCGCTATCAGCCAAGGGGGTTGATGCATACTTTGCATTAGCATCCTTCCAAGATGCGTCCAGTCGTAAGGTTGAGAACGCCAGCTACCTGCGTTCATTTTTTCTTGACTTGGATTGTGGTACGGGTAAACCCTATGCCGACCAAGCCGCAGCGGCGCAAGCCCTTAAGATATTCCTTGTTGCCACATCGCTACCGGAGCCCTACATTGTTAACTCGGGCGGTGGGCTGCACGTATATTGGCCTCTGACTGAGGATGTGCCCGCAGAAGATTGGCGCGTTCACGCTAAGGCGTTGAAGCAACTGTGTACCCAACACAACCTGCATGCCGACCCAGCGGTAACTGCGGACTGCGCTCGTATCCTGCGGGTACCTGACACCAACAACTACAAGAATGGCACGGTACGTGCGGTTCAGATTATGGTCGAGGGGCAGGCGACTGACTTGGATACGTTTACTGCACTGCTGCCCGAGCCTCCGGTAGACCTGTCCGCAGCTAAGTTGTTCGGCATGGACGATACCACTCGTGAGTTGGTGGGTGGGGAATACCCTAAGTGCGAGTTCAAACGCATCGTTATCCAAAGCCTTACCGGCACGGGTTGCGCACAGATCAAGTACGCAATAGACAACGCAGCTACCTTGGAGGAGCCGCTATGGCGGGGAGCCTTATCTATTGCAACGCGCTGTGAGGACGGAGCCACCGAGATACACGCGCTCTCTGACCAGTACGCAGGCTACACCCCTGAGAATACCGAAGCCAAAGCTGCCGAGACCAAAGGCCCCTATACCTGCGACTGGTACCGCAACAACTACCCTGACCGCTGCAAGGGCTGCACACAGAAGGTATCTACTCCCCTGCTGATTGGTCGGATTGTGGAGGAGTCTGAGGTAGTAAACGACCAGTACATGATCGAGAAGCCCGAGGACGATTCGTCCCCCGCAGTTGTACTAAGCATACCGGCGTACCCATTCCCATACTTTCGCGGGATTAACGGCGGGGTGTTTCGCAAGGTGCGTGACGCTGATGGTAACGAGCAGGAGGTTGAAATCTACCGTGATGACCTGTACTTGACAGAGCGGTTTTTTGACTCCGATGAACATGGTAACGGCGACGGGGAAATGGTTGGTATCAACTTGCACATGAAGCGCGATGGTGTGCGCAGATTCTTTGCCCCCGTGACTACTCTGTTCACCAAAGACAAGCTGCGTGACCTATTAGTAAAAAATGGCGTAGTCGCTTACGGTAAACAATTGGACGTACTTATGGCTTACTTTGCATCAACGATTCGTAAATTGCAGTCGCAATACGCAGCCAACAAAACCCGCAACCAAATGGGTTGGACACCTGACGGTACAGGGTTTGTGATTGGCGAACTGGAATACACCGCACAGGGCACCAAGCTGGCTCCCCCTGCCAGCGGTACTAGGCAGCTTGCCGCTGCATTCAAACCAATGGGCTCACTAGCCGAGTGGAAAAATATTGTTAACTTTTATGACCGCCCCGGACTAGAGCCCCATGCCCTGACTTTGTTTGCTGGGTTTGGCTCGCCCCTGCTTAAGTTCATTGGCGGCAAGACCGTCAAGGGTGCGTTGATTCATTTGAAACATAACGGCTCAGGCTCAGGCAAGTCTACGGCGCAGATGGTAGCCAACTCGATATTCGGTAACCCTGACGAGTTGCTGATGAAGCAGGACGATACCTATGCGTCCAAGATGCACATGCTAGGCATGATGAACAGCATTGTGTACACCATCGACGAGATCACCAACGAGAAGCCTGAGAACCTGTCCAGCTTGGCATACGGCGTTACCAACGGGCGCGGTAGGCACCGGATGGAATCACAAAGTAACACCCTAAGGGTGAACAATACTACGTGGCAGAACTTCACGGTTACATCGGGCAATGCCTCTATCGTTGACAAGTTGCAGCAGTTGAAAAGTACCGCCGATGGCGAGTTGAAACGTACCATTGAGATATCTGTACCGCGCTATACCGGCGCTACCAAGGAAGAGATTGACTCGGTATTTAATAAGCTCAATACCAACTACGGGGTAGCTGGGCCGGTGTTCATTGACTACGTACTGCGTAACAAAGAGGAAGTCCTAGACCTGCTCCTACAAATCCAACTGAAGATCGACAATGACTTGTCATTGGACAGCACTCATCGGTTTTATTCTTGCACAGGCGCTTGCATGATTGGCGGCGCGTACATTGCACAGAAGCTGGGCCTGCACGATATCGACGTTGCACGTATATACAAGTATCTACTGGAACTCATCACCTCCAACATCGCAACCGTCCAAGCCAGCGTAGGTAACGCAGATGTTATCGCCCAAGAAACACTGGCTTCGTTTGTAAATGAGAATGTTCGCAACGCACTGGTAGCTAACAGCATATCCAAGAGCGGGGCACCTGAGCTTCCCCTTGTGCAGCCTAACGGCCCCCTGCGGTTACGGTACTACCCGGACACCCAAGAAATGGCTATCCCTGTATCGGAGTTCCGCAAGTTCTTCTCTGACCGGCAGGTGGACGTTAAAGATGCGGTGTTCCGGCTGGACAAGGCACAATTCATGAAGCACGGCGGCAAGTCACACCCGATACGTATTGGTGCTGGAGCCTTGGGCGGCATGAGTGGTATCTTGGTGCGCTGCTATGTGTTTGATGCCAAGGCGCTCGGCCTTGACCCACTGCACTTCACGGATGATTCCTCAGGCTATTAGAGCCCCGCAGGTATTCACCATACTAGATGTTGAATACTTCCTTGATTGGAAGCGCCTGATACCCGGCGCTTCTTTTTTCCTGCCCACCGTAGCCACACCCAAGCAAGTACAGGAAGTACTTGAGGTAGCCTATGAGAATCTACCGTACAACTTTGTGGTCTACACCCGCAGGGAGTATGGCAGGTACGGGGTGCGAGTCTGGTGCCTTAATTAGCAAACCGTGAGTGAGTCATTGTCTTGGCTTCCCGTACCCAACTCACAGACTTGTTCTCGTAGTCCAAAACCTTTGCTAGTTCCGCTTCACGCTTGTCCTTGGACATAGCCTTTTCGCCTTCGGCGCTTTCCAAATACTTGCGATACTTACGCAGATCGGATAGTTGCTTGAGCCCAGTCAGCACACCCTTAGATAGCGCCAATTCTTCTTTGTGCTCCTGCACAAACTCCCGCGCCTTGGCAACATCGGTTTTAGCCAATTCATTGAGCGTGTTCTGTATCGGGATTACTTTGGCCCGTAGGTCGTAAAACTCGTCCTTGGGGTTGGTCAACTGCGTAGAGTCATAAGCAAAGTTACTCACCAGCATCCACTGGTGCATAGGACGGTCAGGGCGGTTAGGGTGCAGCATGGAGTCAGTCACCATCATTACCGCAGCCGCGCTCGTACCAAAGTATCCCTTAAGGGTGTTGTCAATGATGATGGGCGAAACTTCGTATTTAAACTCTTTGCTCATGTACTCAGCCATGCTCTTTGCCAACTCGGACGTACCCTTGCCGACCTGCATGTGGGGCAGCATTCCCTGTTGGTAGGTACCGATGAGTTCGCGCCCTGTAAGCGCCGAGTGGTTAAAGAACGCTTCGACAACCGGCTTGATAGCAATTGGTATGGGGGTTACGCGCCCAACGTACTGCTCCCGTGCGTAGTTCAGTACAGACAGTACAGCTTCCGATGCTTGGCGTTCTTCCTTAGTACCTTGCCTACGTTGCCAATCAACGGCATTTTCAATAGCCACTTTGACAACTGCAATATCCCCGCGAATTGGTATCTTTACGCCGTTACCAAGAATCCAGTTATTGTCCCGAGTGCGGCGGGTTAACTTGTCGTACTCATCGTCCCCGGCTTTGGTCATGGCATACGCTAAGGCTCCCGCTGCGTAGATAGACACGCGCTGTAGGAACATCTTACGTGCAGCCGCAGACTCAACACCCATTGCGTTTTCACGACCTGTTGCGGCCCGATACAGTAGGTCTGTACCTTGCGCCGCAGCATTCAGGAATGGCACCGTGGTAATTAAGTCTTGGGCAAGCGCCGAAGTACCGCGACGATGGAAGTTGATTAATTCCCGTGCGCGAGTATTGGCAAGCAGTTCATCCTTGGTGTCTTTCAGTGTGTAGTCATACACTGCCTTACGTACCGCTAAGTCAGACCCGTTGGTAATCTTCTCAAGCCGGTGAATAATTGACTGGATGGGTGTACGTTTACGCAAGTT